ATTCTTTATGTGGTGTTGTCTTAATCCAAGAGCTGAGGTGAGTAATGAGCTATACAGGTTCTTAGATGAGAATAGCTTTCGTATTACTAAGCAAGGATTCTTTGTAGCTCTACGTAATGTAGTAACCTTACACGGTAGCCCAGAGCTTGTACATTTTATTTCTAATACATACAACAAAGTGAAAGCAGTGTGGAAAAAGAGTCCAGATGATTACACTGTATTTCTACAAGATGGTGAGTACAAGTTGATTCATGATGATAAGTTATATAATGAAGAAACACACACTAGTACTGTTTGTCCAGATTGTGAAGGTGAAGGTGGTTACCATGATGAAGGTGATTGTTATGATGACGAAGATGAGTGGAATGAAGGAGAGTGGATAGAATGTGATACATGCGATGGTACAGGTGAGGTAGAACCTTATGAGTATACAACTTCTGTAAAAGTAGATCATGGAGAAGAGATAGGTAAACTCACTGATCTCTATTTAGATCTTCCTAACAGAGCTGAAAATCGATTTACTGATGACTGGACTAAAACATTTGACATACGTATTGGTAAAGTGGTAAACATGCCGCAGGAAGATTGTAACTGGTCAACACAAGATTGTGCTGCAGCTGGTTTACATTTTACTTCTGACCAGATACACTATGTAGGATGTGGTGATCAGTCTGTTCTTGTTCTTATCAACCCTATGAAGGTGGTTGGTATTGGTACACACAAAGGTAGATGCTATGAGTATCTTCCAATTATGACTGTACCAAGAGAAGAAGCTACAAGTATTCTTCATGACAATGAGTTTGACACTCTTCAGTTGGATGAAGTCTATGCTGTACGTGAGCTTGATGATCTACAGGACAAAGTTAAACAAGGTTTCGCAAAGGAATCTAACAAATATGAGTTTAGCTTACCAAATATATCTTCTATAGATGTACGTAATATTATTGGAAGTCTTGAAGAGATGAAAGCTGAGATTACTGCAAGAGTTCGTATGGTAGATTAATAAATTAGGGGATAACATTTATTTGAATTATATTTGTTATCCCTTTAATTTTAAAATTATGGCAAAAAGAGCAGTAAAAAAACCAAGAGTACCTCGCACTAAAAATGCTGGAACAATGACAGAATCAATGTTTTGGTCTATGATTAGAAGTGCATTAAGACAAAAGAGTAGATGGTGGAAACCAATTGCTGAGTGTAAAAAATTAGCAAGAAGAGCTTACAAAGGAAAGAACAAAAGACAGAAGTGGGAATACCATTGTAATAAGTGTAAAAGCTGGTTTAAAAGTGATCAAGTTAATGTTGATCATATAGAGCCTGCAGGTAGCTTAAATTGCTCAAATGATCTTCCAGCTTTCGTAGATACTTTATTTTGTGAACAGGAAAACTTACAGGTGCTCTGTAAAACATGTCATGATGAAAAAACACAATTAGAAAAACAATTAAAACAGTTTAAAAAATGAAACATTTTATGAATAATGCTATTAAGTATTTTAAAACGCCTGAACATTATGAAAATGGAAAAGAGTATGATATTATAGACGTGTGTAACGATTACTCTCTTTCGTTCAACAGGGGTAATGTTCTAAAATATATAGCTAGAGCAGGAAAGAAAGAGAACGAGCTAAAGGATTTACATAAAGCTTTAGATTATTTACAGAGAGAAATTGAGTACGTTAAATCAAAAGGGAAGTTATGATAAAGGGAGTTAAAGCAGAAACTATTCAAGAAGTTGATATAGTTGTAAAAGAAGTTAAGAACTGTCCTCTTAAGTATGACAACACAGAAAGAGTATTGATAATAGATGCTGATAGTATTATGTATTTTGCATCACACTTTCCTGAAGACTCTCTGATGGAGTTTCCAACAGAAGAAGAAAGAATAGAAGAAGCTAAGTATAGAACTAGAACTAAGTTGGAAGAGATTCATAATAACATAGAAGAGTTTTATAACATACAAGAAACTTTTATATTTGTAAGAGGTCGTGGTAACTTTAGATATAAACTTTACCCTGATTATAAGTCTAACAGAAAGCAAAAAAATGATCTTATACCAATAATATCACTTTACATGTTAGAAGAATTAAATGCTATACCATCTATAGGAGCTGAGGCTGATGATTACGTGTATGATGCTTATTTATTAAGCGAAGGTAATTGTGTTGTAGCAGCTATAGATAAAGATGTACTATATAACTGTCCTGATGTACCATTTTATAATTATAGAAGCCATGGAGACACTCTAGGAGAGTTTAAACAGATCTCTAAGGAAGAAAGTAGACTAGCTATAGCTTCTCAAGTGGTAATAGGTGACAGTGGTGATGGTATACCTGGAGCTTACAGGGTTGGTAAAGCGTGGTGTAGAGATAACATGCATCTGGGAATGACAGACTATCAATTTACTAAAGCTATATTTAGAGGATATCTAAAAGCAAGCGGTGGTAATGGTAAGATAGCTAAAGAACAAGCTAGATTAAATTACAGTATATTAAAACTATACACACAAGATGAACTTGAAACAATTAATAAACGCTAATGAAAAAAACAATAACAAGCATATTTATGGTACCCACTCTAAAAGTGCCAAAAGATTCATTATTAAATAATGGATTTGTAAATGCCTATATTAGTGATGTAGATAGAGATATACAATACCCAGATTCTGTATATCTTTTATTTCTACCTAAAGATATAGAGCAATTTAGAGAGTTTCTAGATGATGAATATGATAGAACTGAGTCTGTTATAGATGATTATGATTATCCAAATGGATATGTAGTAATAGTATATAAACTAAATTCTAACTTTAAAGAAGATTTTAATCTTGTTAAAGAAGGTAAATATTCTGAAACATCAAACGAATTTCAAGAATCATTCTCAAGAGTAGTAAAGATTAAAAAGAATGGCCTTCATAAAGATCAAGTGTCTTTGCAATATAGAATCTTTAACAAAACAGAAGATATGATTAAATATTGGGAAGATAAGATTGGCATTGAATGGTCTAAAGATCTTGAAGTATGGGATGGTTTTGATATAGCAAAAGAAACATTAAACATTGAATTAATAACAAACACTGAATTAGTATGAAAACAATTGAAATTTTAAAAGAAAACAAAAGAGCTGCAAAATATATCAAAGAGTGGTTTTTAGAAAGATTAGCAACTAATATAAAAAACTTTAAGGATGATGATGACTTTAAACAGGCTATGGCTAATACAACAGTTACAGACGAGCAAATAGAAAACATTATATCACAGGCTCCTAGAAATATACTAGATATACTAGACAGTCAAGGTGTGCTAATAAGTATAGTTGTAAAAGATGAAAAGTTCTTAGGAGATGTATTTAACGCTCGAACAGAAGAAAAGGTTGACGTTAATAAACATACTACCAGAAAAGAGTTTGATGTATCTGCAATGAAAATAGCTCTACCTCTTCTTGAGGAAAACCTTGCAGCTGCTGAGAATCAGGAAGTTGTGGAAGGTGTAAAAAAAGATGAAGAATTATGAGAACAATTGGAAAAATAATAGTAGATTTGCTGTCCGATAATCAAATTTCAGACCAAGAGGCTGAAATGTTAATCACACACCTTTCAGAGAAAAAAGAGCCCTTAGGTACACAACCTGAGAAGACTTCTAGTCCCTATTGGTATCAAACAATAACATGGTCATGAGAACAGCAAAAGAATTTAATGACTCTTATGAATTAATTTGTGAGGGTGGAGGACTTGTAATAGATGTTCCAGCTGTTGTACAATTTTTAAATGTTGCATTTACTGACTTTTTAAAAGTAGATGGTTTTAGATACAAACAAGTGTCAACTATTCGTGGGATACCTAGAGTAGAAACAAACCTAACTGAGATAATGCCATATGTAGGTCATGTTATACACAGCGAGCTAGAAGAAAAGATATCTTTAATACTAAAGGTGGAATTTGAAATAGAGGAAAGATTAAGATCAATAAACCTAGATAAAAACGGTAAACCCTTAGAAATATGAATAAAGACATCTTTAAAGGTAGAGTAAATATACTACCTTATGAGTACCCACAACTATTAGACTACAAAGACGCTATCAGACACTCCTACTGGATTGATACAGAATTCAACTTTACAGAAGACATACAAGACTTTAAAGTAACAATCTCTCCTGAAGAGCGTGATGTTATTAAGAAGACTATGCTTGCAATTGCACAGATAGAAGTTAATGTAAAGACGTTCTGGGCTGATATGTATAAACGTATGCCTATTACAGAAGTGGGTGATGTGGGAATGACGTTTGCTGAGTCAGAGGTAAGACACAAAGATGCTTATGCTAGATTATTAAGGATATTAGGTCTTGAAAAAGAATTTCAGAAAGTTATAGAAGTTCCTGCAATAGAAGGTAGACTTAAGTATTTAAATAAATACCTAGATGGTACACGCTCTAGAGATAATAAGATGTACACTAAGTCTGTGTTATTGTTTTCACTATTTATAGAGCACGTAAGTTTATTTAGTCAGTTTCTAATTATGATGAGCTTTAACAAAGAAAAGAATGTGCTCAAGGGTATATCTAATGTTGTTGAGGCTACTAGTAAGGAAGAAGAGATACACGGTAACTTTGGAGCTGAGATTATTAACATCATTAAGAAAGAGAATCCTGATTGGTTTGATGCAGAGTTTGAGAACTTAATCTATTCAGCTTGTAAGAAAGCTTATATTGCTGAGTGTGATATATTAGATTGGATCTTTGAGAAAGGAGAACTTAGTTTTCTACCCAAAGAAACAATACAACACTTTATCATGAACAGATTTAACAACTCTCTAGAAAAAATAGGTATGGATTCTATATTTGATGTAGATAAAGATCTGATATCATCAACTAAGTGGTTTGACATAGAAATTACAGGGACTAAAGAAGGAGACTTCTTCTATAAGAAAAGTGTGGACTACAATAAGAAAAGTAAGAGCATCACTGAAGATGATCTATTTTAAATAATAATACAATGATAACAGAGCAAACTAATGGTAACACTCAACTTAACACAGAAAGAGGAAACTTTAATAAAAGAGTTTCTAAGTTCTTAATGTTGGGTAAATCCAAGAAAGTCCAATGGGACGGTAAAAGAAGAAACAGAACAATTTAAATAAATCAACATGGAGTACAAAAGATATTACTGGCTCAACGAGGACAGTAGAAAGTTTTTGTCCAGAGGATACTTAGATGAGGAACCTGAACAAAGAATTAGAGACATAGCAAATATTGCTGAGAAATATCTAAATATAAAAGACTTTGCACATAAGTTTGAGGATTATATGGCAAAGGGATATTATAGTTTGTCAACTCCTGTATGGATCAACTTTGGTAAATCAAAAGGTTTACCCATTAGTTGTTATGGATCTAATGTGGATGACACACTAGATAGCATACTAAATGCAGGACGTGAGATAGGAATGATGTCAAAATATGGTGGAGGTACAAGTGCTTACCTAGGAAACATAAGACCTAGAGGATCATCTATTAGTACAGGAGGTCAAGCAGACGGACCTATTCACTATGCTAGAATGTATGACACTGTAGTGGATGTGTGTAAACAATCTGCTGCTAGACGTGGAGCGTGTGCTGTATACTTACCAGTAGAGCATGATGATATAGAAGAATTTCTAGACATAGGTACAGAAGGTAACCCTATTCAGAATTTACAATACGGTATTACTGTTACAGACGCTTGGTTAAAATCTATGAAGTCTGGTAGTAAAGAGAAACGTAAGATATGGGCCAAGATTATACAAAGACGTAATGAGTTTGGATTTCCATACATCATGTTCTCTGATAATTCTAATAAGAATACACCTTACGAGGAACTTGGTTATAAAATAACTGCATCAAACTTATGTAGTGAGATACAGTTACCAACTGATAGCTTTCATAGCTTTGTTTGTTGTTTAGGATCTATAAATGCATTGCATTGGGATGAAATAAAGAAGACAGACGCTGTTGAAACTTATGTTTTGTTCTTAAATGCTGTAATGAATGAGTTTATAAAAAAAGCAGAGCACTTACCAGGAATGCGAAGAGCTTTTAAGTTTGCAAAAGAACACAGAGCTATAGGCCTAGGAGTATTAGGATATCATTCTTTGTTTCAGTCAAAACTTATAGAGTTTGAATCTTTAGAAGCTAAGCAAATTAATCATGAAATCTTTAGTACTATTAAAGAAAGAAGTGAGGCTGCCTCTAAATGGTTACACGATGCTAAAGGATACACATCAATTAGAGAAGGGTATGCTAACACTACTCTTATGGCCATTGCTCCTACTAAGTCTAGTTCATTTATACACGGTGCTGTGTCTATGGGTATAGAGCCTATCAAGTCTAATTACTTTATTAAAGATCTTGCTAAGTCTAAGACTATTTACAAGAACCCTTTCTTAGAAGCTGAATTGGAAAAGTATGAAATGAATAACGAAAAGACCTGGGATTCTATTTTAAAGAAGGATGGGTCTGTACAGCATTTAAAGTTTCCTACTAAAAAAGTGTTTAAGTCCTTTATAGAGATTAGTCCTAAGGAAATAATACTACAAGCTGCTCAGAGACAAAAGTTTATTGATCAGTCGCAGAGTTTAAATCTTATGATAGATCCTAGTGTACCTGCTAAAGATATAAATCAACTTTACCTTTATGCTCACCAGGAAGGAGTTAAGACTCTTTACTATCAGTTTAGTCAAAGTTCAGCTCAAGCATTTGCACGTAATATTTTAGAGTGTGCAAGTTGTGAAGGCTAACTAAATTAGTGATAATAAATCTTTAGAATCTTTCAATAAGATTTTGTG